CAGAAGACTCAGGCGGTCCTGTTATAGAGCTTGGCTCTAATCCCACTAGTTTAACTACGGGTACGTTTACATCCACAGGCATCGACGATAACGCCACAAGCACTGCGATTACGATTGATTCGTCAGAGAACGTTGGTATTGGTACTACGAGTCCTGCATATAGTTTTGAGACAAGAGTAAGCAAAACAACGTGGGCCGCAAGAATCTATAACGAAAATGCAGATGGCGCGGGCTTATTAGTACGTACTGATACAACTAGTAATGAACCAGCTTTTGCGGTTTATGGAGGTGACTATAGGTTTCTTGTTGAGGCCGACGGCAACGTGGGTATTGGTACTGCGAGTCCTGCTAATAATAGTTTAACTATTGAAAAATCTGGCACGGCTAGATTGCGTCTTGCAGAGGCAGGTGTGCGTTCTTGGGACATAGAAGCAACATCTGGAGCGTGGCGCGTAAATAACGCCACAAATTCTATAGAAGCCATGCGCATTGATAGCTCTGGTCGAGTTGGCATTGGCACTACGAGTCCGTCATCAACTCTTACGGTTAATAAAGACACAGGGTCAACTCCAACTGTTTATATAAACAACAGCGGCGGTGATGCTACCGATGGTGTAGCTTTAAAAGTACAAGCATCCGCTAGGGGTACGGGAATTGGTGATGCGTCTATATTTAGCGTCCATAACAACGCAAGTGAGATATTTACTGTTCGTAACGATGGCAACGTAGGTATTGGCACTACGAGTCCTGACGAACCTTTACACATTTTTAGTTCATCAGATGCAGATTTATTACTAGAAGGAACTGAAACAAACACTTCTTCAAGATTTGCTAAAGTAGCTTTTGCTAACAACATATCAGGTACAACAACAGATTTAGGTGCTATCACGGCAGATACCGATGGTGCTACTAACAGTTCTGCATTTAACTTTTATACAGCAAATGCTGGTAGTGTAACTAACAAGATGACTATTACTTCATCTGGTAACGTAGGTATTGGCACTGCGAGTCCAGCTTCTCTTATTCATGGGATGTCTGGAGATTTATTTCTTACCGCCAATTCAACATCTGCAGACAGTGGGCAAGGGGTATACTTTCAGTCAACTACGAACGGCTGGAGTACTGCCGCCGCCCACGCCACTATATTTGGTAAACGAGTAGATGCTAGTAACGGATATTTAAGATTTGACACTAGAGGTAGCGGCGCCACAGCAGAGCGTATGCGCATCGACGCCAACGGCAATGTTGGTATTGGCACTACGAGTCCCGGCAGGTTGTTAGAGGTTTATTCTAATTCCGCGCAAGCAGACCTAGCAATAACAGCCTCAACTACTGGTCAGTCCTTTTTAGCGTTTGCTGATACTGCTGATAGCAACGTTGGGGCTATTGCATACGATCACGCAACCAACCACATGCGCTTTAGAGTAAATGACGCAGAACGTATGCGTATCGACTCCAGCGGCAACTTGCTGGTTGGGCAAACCACAGTTTCACTAACTACGGCTGGTGTTGCATTACTGCCAACCGGTGAGTTGTATGTCGTAAGAGATAGTGGACCTACATGTTATTTTAACAGAGAAGGCTCAGATGGCGATGTTATTGTCATACGAAACGATAATGTAAATGTTGGTAGTATTTCCGTTTCTGGATCAACTACGTCCTATAATCCATCATCAGATGTTCGTCTTAAAGAAAACATCAGAGACTACGATAACGCTCTTGCTGATGTAATGAAGCTAAAGCCTCGCAAGTATTCATGGAAAGCTGATGGGGCAGAGGACAGCGGTTTTATTGCTCAAGAATTGATGGAAACACCTGAGTTTGCTAATCGTGTAAACCCTATCGACGATGATGCGGACGATCCGATGTATGGCGTTGACTACATGAAGTTTGTAGCAGTTTTGACCGGAGCCATCCAAGAGCAACAAGCAATGATTGAAGAACTTAAAGCCGAAGTAGCGGCACTTAAAGGAGCATAAACTATGTCACACACATGGAAAGTAGCAGCACTGGACTACGCAGTATCACAAGATGGTCTGTCTAACGTAGTCACCACAGTACACTGGACTTGTTCAAAAGAAGACGAGAACGGTAACTCAGGTTCCGCATACGGCTCACACGGCCTACCTGCGCCTGACCCCAGCAACTTTGTAGAGTGGGATAACCTAGATGAGTTTACGGTACTCTCTTGGATGACCGCTGACATGGTTGCTAAGGCTGCCGAAGGTGAGAACCCTGCGATGGCTATTGAAGCCTCTGTAGACGCACAGATTGCAGAGCAGGCAGCACCCACATCAGGCACTGGCGTACCTTGGTAAACAGGCGGTAACTAATGTTAGAAGAACACAGATTAGACAGAATAGAGCAAAAGCTCGACAAGCTAACTGAAGCGGTATCACAGATTGCTCGTGTCGAAGAGCAGATGCTGTCTGTGTTCAAGCGCATGGACAGGCACGAGAAACGTCTAGACGATCAGGAGGATGACATACGAGAGCTAACGTCAGCAGTTACGTTGAACACTGGCTCTGTCAAGACTGCTGAACGATTCTTCTGGATAGCTGTTAGTGCCTGTGCGTCCCTTGTTGTTTACATGATGAGGTAAACCTATGTGGCAAGCACTTATATCGCCTCTTACTAATCTTATCGGACAGGTCATCAAAAACCGAGCCGAGGAGAAGAATGCGATACACAACGCTAAAATGGAAGTCATCAAGAACACAGCGTCTTGGGAACAACTCATGGCGTCTGCTAGTGCTACCTCGTGGAAAGACGAGTGGTTTACTCTGCTCCTGTCAGCACCCGTGGTTGCACTTATGTGGGGCATCAGCATGAACGACGTGGAGATACTAGACCGCATTGGCATTGCCTTTGGCGAACTGAATATGCTCCCAGACTGGTATCAGTACCTGTTGTTTATGGCTGTATCTGCATCGTTTGGCATCCGTGGTGCTGATAAGCTGCTTGCGCTGAAAGGGAAGAAAGACTGATGGCTGCAGAAGATTATGGCGTAAAGGTTCAATGCGAAGCCAATGGTTGCACTGTTAATCTTTTTGATAGTGGCTTTGGGGCTTATAGCTGGTGGCGGGCTTTCCAAGACCTGTTTAGCCAAAGTGTTCAGTACCCCGAGAGAAGCGATGCTCAAGACTTAGCTGAAGCAGAGATGCTACGGTATTTCATGGGCTTGCTAAAGAGTGTTGCTGACGGTGACATGACTCTTGAGGAGTACGAAACCAACATCAGAGAAAGCGGATACCCCTATAGTAATGCAACTATAACTTCAGCGGTTGAAGCAGCAGCACAAACACAACACCAAGGGTTTTTGAATAGGTTTGAAGAAACCTTTAACAAAGATCCAAAAGAACTTGGTGAGCTGTTTTACAAGTACGAAAACGCAGGTTATCCTGATAACCCTTACATAGATTCTTTTAGCCTGTTTAACCCCCAACAAGTCTTGGATCGAATGATTCTAGGGGACAGCGACATAGGCGCTAAGGTTGATATCTGCTCGTCTACTGTTACAACAAACTGTGTTGACCCAAAAAGCATTAACGATCTTTGGGACGACTTTGGTAGACACGTACAGATAATCTTTAAGGGACTTGAGATTCCGGGTTTACCTGAGTGGTTGCCTCTGCCCTCAATAATGACACTTCCAACACTGGGAGAAATCTGGGATACGGTTACTGGTCCGTTTCAAGATGCAGCTAGAGATCAACTAAGAGAGTGCATGGCTGGGCCGGACGGGGAAGTTGGTCCTAACTCAAAAACAGGAGTTAACGACGATAAGCCAGCCAGCGTGTGTCTTGAAGAGCGTGACATTGCTGGTATAATTACCAAAGGCATACAAGACGGTGCTAAAGAGGTTGCTACAGCTACTGAGGCAAAAGTTACTGAAGCTGTTAACAAGATTCTAGAGGCTAAAGACTGTGTTGCTAACCCAGCTGAGTGTGCTGGAAAAATCAAAGACTACATAGAGGGTGTCTTTGGCAGTGCTGACCCAACGCAGCCCGGACTTCCTCCGTGGATGCGAGCGATTATTCTTGGTGGTCAGTACGGCGAAGAAATCATAGGCGCACTAGAAGACCTGTTTGACGTTGATATTGACGATAACGGAACCGTTGGATTACCTATAGCTGGCGCTGATTACGATTGTTCACAAGTTGGTAGAGATCAGGTAGTAGGTGCTAAATCAGCAGACCAGTGCGGAAAATGTGTTGAAACAACAGCTGATGGTGTTCCTTTTGAAGTTAATCTTACCACCGGCCGCTGTGAAGACCCCACGGTTTTTGAACCTGAGTTAACGGCAGAAGAACAAGAGTGTAAAGACTCAGGTAGAATTTACGACGAAACGACAGGAACTTGCACAGACAAGTGTATAAACAAAGATTACGAAGTTGATCCCGTTAGTGGCGATTGTGGGCCTCCTGCTGTTGAAGAATGTACTGATCCTAACAGGCTTAAGAATCCCGACGGGTCGTGTTCAGACAAATGTAAAAGCGGAGAAATTGACCCACAAACAGGTCGTTGCCCAGAACCCGAAGAAGAAGAAGAGGTTGTTGATGAAGGGACTGATACGTCTGGTGTATATGAAGGCGTAGATCAAACTATGGACGAGTTTTGTCGCCAAGGTTTAGCAGCTCTTGAGGGAACTTTTGCTGCTAAAAGTTGGAGATTTAACTGTAGCGACGATTACTGCTTAAGTGGTGCTCCTAAAAAAGAGGTAGACGGAGTATACGGGGCAAATTGTGAAGAGTACACGCCTCCTTACACACCTGTTGTCGAATGTACTGATCCTAAAAGGTACAAAAACCCAGATGGGTCTTGTTCAGACCGATGTACTGACGGAACGCCTGCACCAACAGACGGAAGCCTGTGTGGTCAAGTCAGCTCCATTGACCGGATGTGTAGTCAACCGAGGCCTGAAGAGTACGGTTACGCACAGATTAACTGGGACAAGTACTGTGCAGACGATCAGCCGGTTGTGGATGACGGTGTAGACGACGGTGAAGAAGAAAACTACGGCTTTGTTGTTGACTGTGAACAACCAAAAATTGTTTACACCCCTAGCTTTAACTACGATAAAAACTTAGCTTACAACAACTACAGTCGTGAGTACGACAATATGTGTTTTGCCGGTACTGACGGTGGCAGCGATGATCCAGATTGCTCTACTATATGACCCTGAAGGGTTTGACCAGTGTATCCAAGCGCCTCCTGAGTGTAACGACTGTAGCTGCCCCGGATACGCTGTAGCCAACCCTAAAGAGTGTGCTCAGTGTCCAGAAGGACAGGAGTACTGTGAAGCTACTGGTGCTTGTGCAACGCCTGAAGAGTGTGCAGCAGCGTCAGCGCCCCCGCCGGAACCAGACAGCGGAGGTATGCTTGGTGGTGGAGCAGCAGGAGCGTTTACACCGTTTTTAGCAGGTCTTGATTACGAAGCTCAACCGCTGCCTACAGTTGAGGCACCGCCACAAAAAGATTACATGGCTGAGTTAGATAACTTAATCAAAAGAAATTTGTTTGAGGGCTTAGTATAAAATGACATATTTAAATTTAGTAAACAATGTCCTTAGACGCTTACGTGAGGATGAGGTGTCCAGTGTTACAGCTAACACTTACAGCAAGATGGCTGGAGACTTTGTTAACGACGCAAAGAAACTAGTTGAGTCTGCATGGGACTGGTCAGCCTTGCGTACTACGCTGACTATCACGACCACTGCTGACATTTTTAACTACGTACTTACAGGGTCGCAGAACAAGATCAAGGCACTGGACGTAATCAACGATACGTCTAACATCTTTATGGAGTACAACACGCAGCACTGGTTCAACGACAAGTACCTAAACCAAGACCCCGTATCAGGTGCACCTGAGTACTACACGTACAACGGCGTGGACTCTAATGGTGACACGCAGATCGACATTTATCCTAAACCTGACGGTGTGTACAACCTGCGTTTTAACTGTATCTTACGTAACGATGACCTGAGTGCTGACACAGACGTTTTGTTTATTCCTAGTCAGCCTGTGATCCACATGGCAGTAGCTCTTCTAGCGCGTGAGCGTGGCGAGACAGGCGGTACATCAGCACCTGAGTACTTTGGTATTGCTGATAAGTATTTGTCTGATGCTATTGCTCTGGACGCACAGAAGCATCCTGAAGAAGTCATCTGGTACACCCCGTAGGAGATTAGTGCATGGCACAGCCACTACAAAGTATCAATTTAGTTGCTCCGGGTTTCAAAGGAGTCAACACAGAAGACTCTCCTATTGGTCAGGATTTTTCTTATGCTGACATAGCAGATAACGCTGTGATTGACAAGCGTGGACGCATTGCTGCACGTAAGGGTGTAGACTTGTTGACCGCTGTATCAACACCTCTTGGGTCTGATTACGCTGTCAAAGTACACCACTTTTACGATGATGCTGGTAACGAAGAAGTATTTGTTACAGGCAACAACAAGATATTTAAGACTACGCAGACTACTAATCCTGATGACACCCTGACAGACATTACTCCGGGTTCGTACACGATTACAGCGGACAACTGGAAGATTGTAAACTTTAACGACAAGGCTTACTTTTTCCAGCGTGGGCACGAGCCTCTGGTGTACGACAACGCTACAGGACTCAGGACATTTGGTACTGCTACTGGATCTAGCACTAACAGTAATTTTTACTGTCACGAAGCTCTAGCAGCTTACGGTAGACTGTGGATCGTAGACAACGCTGCAGACACCCAAACGATTTACTGGTCTGATCTATTGATAGGCACAGACTTCACTGGTGGTTCCAGTGGTTCTATAGATGTATCTAAGGCGTGGCCTGACGGTTACGACGAAGTACGGGCACTGGTTGCTCACAATAACAGCTTAATTATTTTAGGTAAGCACAGTATCCTTGTGTACGGCAATGCGTTTAGCCCAGCTAGTATGGCTCTGGTTGACACCGTTGCTGGCGTTGGGTGCATCTGTAGAAACTCTGTACAGCACACAGGTACAGATGTGTTGTTTATGTCTAACTCAGGGCTACGCAGCTTTGGCAGAACAATTCAAGAAAAGTCACTGCCACTGTCTGACCTGAGTCTAAACGTGAAAACTGAAATTATTGCTTTGGTTGAAACACGGACTGCTCCTACTGCGTCTGTGTACAGCCCTGAGAACTCGTTTTACTTGATTACGTTCCCAGAGCAAAACACGACGTACTGCTTTGATCTCAAGGGTAGACTAGAGAACAACGCTTATAGGGTTACTCGTTGGACCTCTGCTCCTTTTAAGTCCTACGA